TGTTCAAGGGCCGCGTCGACCGCGATGCTGTGAAGAAGGCCGTGATCTCGGAGCTCTACGGGTCGGGCAAGGACGCGCTTGGTCAGGAGCTCGGCATAGGTGGTCCAGAACTGGATCGGTTCGTGAAGAGGATCAGCACGCACTTTAAGTCGAGGAAGCTGCTGCAGCGGGTAAAGAAAGGCTTCATCCGTGACGGATACGTCACGAATAGGTACGGTCGTCACGTGGTTGTCGACGAGCCGCTGGACCACATCATCCTGAACACGTACGTGCAGTCGACCGGTGTTGACGTGGCGCTCCTAGGCTTCAGCGACCTGATCGAGAGGTTCGATATCGTTCCGCTGTTCGTCCTCCACGATGCGCTGATCGCGGAGGTTCCGGAAGACTTCCCTACCGATCCGATCAGGGTGAAGGTTCCCGGCTACGTGCAAACGTGGTTTGTAAAGCCCGTCGAGTTGGCATAGGATCCGTACATGACCACGAGCAAAGAACTGACTCCAGAAGAGATCCATGAAAACTACGAGAGGTTTGAAACCCTCCTACTGAAGAAAACCGGCGACCGTGCTGAGGCGTGCAAGGCGCTGCTCGAGGAGCTCGGTGAGAGGATCGCAGTGGCGCCGGCATCATCGAGAGAGGCATACCATCAATGCTTTCCCGGTGGGCTTGTCGATCACTCGTTGCGCGTCCTGAAGAACGCCTTGGCGCTGAAGAACACCTACGAACTCGAGATTCCGGTGCAGTCTCTGGTGATAGCGTGCCTGTTCCATGACCTGGGAAAGGTCGGTGACCGTGATGAGGAGTACTACCTGCCTCAGGATTCGGATTGGCACCGCGATAAGCTCGGTGAGAACTATAAGCACAACCCCGACATTCAGTTCATGAAGGTCCCACACCGGAGCCTCTTCCTGCTGCAGCAGTTCGGCGTTGAGCTGTCACGTGATGAGTACATTGCTATCCTGATCCATGACGGCCAGCACGATGACACGAACAGGCACTATAGGTTGAAGGAACCCTGCCTGGCTGACGTTGTCGCGATGGCAGATTTCATCTCCACGAAGCAAGAAAAGGGACAATTCGGCTGAGCATAGCCTATTTATTCTCGTGAGTGAGCGGCTTCTGAGAAGGTATGTGAGGCTTGTCACGGAGGTTGGGAACGACCCCCGCGTGGCGTCACAGTTGATGGAGCCCGAAGACGAAGAAGAAAAGGCACAAGGACAAGAGCTACCGGCAGACAAGGAAAAGGACGAAGGAGAGTTGGAAGAGTTTTCGAGCGTAGGCGGTGGAAACATCGTCGGATACACCCTGCCCCTTGGGATGGATCCCGATGCGGCTGGCAGGCGGCAGAACGCGCCTCCTAAGAGACGCAAGCGTTCGAAGAAGTAAGTGAATCTTACCTGATATCACAGTCACAGGACCGTGAACATCACGGACCTTTGTGTGTACAGTAAGACAACCGACTATGGTTCGTATGTGACGAGCCTTAGGACAAGAAACAAGAACAAGGAAAACGGCAAAATGGGAATCGATCTAGAGGCAATCAGGCGTAAGGTAGAGCAGCTCAAGGGCGGCAGGCGTTCAGGTAACATCCAGTTTTGGAAGCCGGACGTGGGTGAACACGTGGTGCGAATCGTTCCGTGGCCTGAGGACAGGCTCGTCGAGGGTTCGCCGTTCATCGAGCGTTCTTTCTACTACATCGGAAAGAACCGAGCGTTGCTCGCACCGAGGCAGTTTGGAAAGGCAGACCCGGTCAACGACGTGATCAACTCTCTGTACAACTCCGGCGTTCCGGAGGACAAGGAGATCGCGAAGAAGCTCTTCCCTAGCATGTACATCTTCGCATGCGTTCTCGTGCGTGGTGAGGAGGAGAAGGGACTGCAGGTGTGGAAGTTCAACAAGACCGTGTACCAGCGGCTTCTGAGCTTCTTCCTCGATCCTGACACTGAGGATTTCTGTGATCCGCACAACGGTCGCGACCTGAAGGTGAAGATTTCGTTGACGGGTAAGGTGTTCAACAACAACCCAGTCAAGGAGACGACGATAGATCCAAAACTTTCGACATCACCGCTGGTCGAGGATGACGAACAGCTTTCGAAGCTGCTTGAAAACATTCCGAATGTCGACGACGTGTACCAGCTCAAGCCGGCAGTGGAAATCGAGCGGGTTCTCAACTCCTGGCTGGACGGTGACGACGTCGTCAACAACTCGGAGGGTACGACAAGAGGCGAAGAACCTTCGGACAAGCTCGAGGAGTTGGCGAACGAGGTTGGTGCCTCTAACGCGAGTGATGAACCCGCAAAGCCGGCCGAGGCAGCGGCCAAGAAGGTCTCCAAGAAGGCCTCAAAGAAAGCGGCAAAGAAGTCGAAGAAGGACGACGCTGACGATGAGTTGAATGACTCGGCACCGAAGAAGTCGCTCGACGATGCGTTCAATGAGCTGATGTCAGACAGCGAGTAAGGAACGGATCATGGCAAAGACATCCAAACAGACAAGTAAGAAGGATGTCGCCACCAAGCCCACGAGCAAGGCGGCCAGGCCTGATGACCTGGCCGCCGCACTCATTAGGGATCTCAATAAGGAATTTGGGACCAGGGTGGCGTACAACCTCAGCGAGGCCGAAGCGCCTACAATCGTGAAGCGATGGCTTCCGACGGGTTCGATCCAACTTGACTACGCCATTGCGAACAAGCGTGAAGGAGGATACCCCGAAGGACGCCTCATCGAGATCTCAGGCATGGAGGCAACCGGCAAGTCACACCTTGCCTATGAGACTGCGCGAGAGGTGCAGAGGATGGGTGGACTCGTGGTCTACATCGACACGGAGAACGCCACGCCGGTCGACAAGCTGGCAAACGTCGGCATCGACGTAAGAAAACGATTCGTGTACTGTGACACGCACTGCACCGAGGAGGTGTTCTCGATCCTCGAGAGCACGATCACCAAAGCGAAGTCGGTGCTCGATAAGAACATCCCGATACTCGCGATCTGGGATTCCGTCGCTGCGACAAGCCCGAAGGCCGAGCTCGAAGGCAATTACGATCAGGAGACGATGGGTCTACAGGCGCGCGTGTTGTCGAAAGGCTTCCGCAAGATCATGGGCGTGCTTGGTCAGAACAACGTTACGCTCATCTGCATCAACCAGCTTCGCTCGAAGATCGGCGTGATGTACGGCGATCCCATGGTGTCACCGGGTGGCAACGCCATCCCGTTCCACGCGAGCGTTCGGCCACGGTTGGGTTCTGGACAACCCATCAAGGACAAGGATGGCCGTGTTATCGGGATCAAGGTCACCGTGTCGCTGAAGAAGAACAAGGTGGGCCCGCCTCACAGGCACTTTGAGATGGAGATTCACTTCGGTCGCGGCATCGTGGAACACGAGCAGCTATTCGACGAGTGTAACAGGTGGATCAAGAAGCACGGTCCGGTGGAAAAGGACGGGAAGAAGATCGAGATAGGCGGTGATCAGGCGTGGAAGCACCTGTTGGTGACCGACGCAGAAACCGGCGAGGTTGAGCTCGAGAAGAAGTTCACCAAAAGCCAGTTCGATGAGATCATCAAGGATGAGGCCTACGGGCCCATCGTGGCGGAGGTCTTTGATCGCGTCCTCACGCAGGAAATCAAGAGCAACGTCGACGAGTCCGAGGAGGTAGATACTTCTGAGGACAGCGATGGCGAAGCGGCGTAAACGACAGGTAGAATACGAGGGCGATGAGAACGGCGTGGATTCGCAGGATCCGTGCACCGTGCGGGTATACTGCGAGTCCGGTGCGAGGTTACCGTTCAAGAAGTCGATCGGCGCGTCCGGTTACGACCTAGAATCACGAGAAGACGTCACGATCGAGCCGGGTGAGTGGAAGCTCGTCAGGACCGGTGTGTACCTCGACATGTCTCCGGGCGTTGAGGCACAGGTCAGGCCACGATCCGGGATCGCCCTTCGACACGGTGTCACAGTCCTGAACGCTCCGGGTACGATCGATTCCGACTACCGTGGTGAGGTCTGTGTGATGCTGATCAACCACGGCAAGAAACCGTTCGATGTTGAGCAGGGTGCGAGGATCGCGCAGATTGCGTTCTCACCCGTTTACGACATCAAGTGGTGTCAGGTCGAAAGCAGGTCAAACCTTCGGTTGACCCTCAGGGGTGAAGGGGGCTTTGGTTCGACAGGTGTGTGAGTGCCGTTGAAGTTTCACACATACAAGACATTCATAACATGATGTCATTAACAACGTTAATGACTCCTCGTTTCTTAATGTCAAGTTCCCATACGATGCGAAAGTTGTAACCTGCTTTCAAGGCAACAGTTTTTTTGAGTTTGTCTGCGTACCAAACGTCTTGTGCAATAACATTTCGTGATTTATCGATGTAATTTGCTTCGTATAGCGTGGGATTCAAGTGCCAGTAATCACCATTTATTTCAACCATAAGGTGTAGTGATGGGACAAAAATGTCAAAGATGTACGTCTTGTCTGACGTTACAATAGGTACGCTATGTTGACATTTTGGATCACATCGTAGAAATTCTTCATAGACTGCGATCTCGAGTTTGCTACGCCAAAGACCATTATTTCCATAACCAAACTTGCCTTCCTTCCACATACGTTTTGCGTTTTCGCTACGTTTCTTACGTTCTTGTTGCGATACAGTTTGACCTAATCGTGAAGGTTTGCCGCCGTTGGCCAAGAACAATTTTTTGGCGTTGCTCATTTTTTGACGTGTTTCAATTGATGGTTTCTTGCCACGTGTGGGACAGTTTATCTTCATCCATTCTGAGTGACGTTTAGCATGAATTTTGTAGTATCCATTGGCTCGTTTTGTGGTAATCGCTCGTTTCATTGCTTCACGGTGTTGTTCTTTCGTCCAGGTACCACGTTCGTGTCTCGTGCGTGTCGCAATCGCAATCTTTTGACGTGTTTCAATAGAGAGTTTTTTGCCGCGTTGTGAGGCGCCGATCTTTGCGTTCCATTCAGGCGTATGTGGGTTTTTTCGTCCTTGATTTTTGACTGCTGCCTTTTTTCCACTTAAGGCAATGATTCGCATCGCACAAGCGTGATAATCGTTACCGAGGGCGTGTTTCAACACGCTTGTGATCTTATTGCGACCCAGGTTGTATTTTGACATTAGGCCTGGTATCGCCGTGCCTTCACGAAATAGCTTACACATTTCATGAATTATGTGTTCTTCAAGAATGATCTTTTTTGGCATGAGAATACCTATTAGGTAGGTAGCATAACAATGGATAAAAAGTCACAACGGCCTGTACTTATTATTGATTCGATGAACGCGTTCATTCGCGCTTACGCGGCGTTTCCGACGATGTCATCAAACGGCTACCAGCTCGGTGGGACGATCGGTTTCCTGA